GGCCTATCAGTGAGGTATACCCCGTGAACGCCGTCATGGTAATAGCAATATAAATCGGCACATTCACCGGGCGTGAAAATTGCATTATGTGGGTATTGTTATAAATATCCAAAATGGGGATGCTGGTCGTGCCGAAAGTAGAGACGCCTTGCCCTTTTTTGCTGTATAGCGTCTGCGCTATCTCGTTGACATCGCCGCCCTCGATGACCGCTGAAATCGAATGCGCCGGCAGGCCGTTAGCATCCACCACGCCAGTATCGTTTTCAAACAACACGTACCGGGAGACGCCAGCAATCGCGGCTATAGCGCCGTCGATAGCATCGAAGGGCGTGACAGAGGCTAACGCTGTGCTGATGGTCTGCCGGGCGCGTAATTCTGCGTCGGTTTCCGCCGCTGAGCCAACGGCTGCCGCTGAGGGATTAGTCACGGATGTCCATCCCAGCGTCGGGGTATTAATTTGCGTCACGGTGCCAGGTAGCGCAGCGATAGCGCCTGTAGTCTCAGAGGTCGCCGTGACTGTCACGGTGCCATCGGTTCCGATCGTCGTGGTAGCCGGCAGGTCCCAAATCACCCCGTTATTATCTTTTACGGAGCCATTGGTGATTGTCGTGCCGGCCGTGCCGTCGAGTTGTACATCAACCGTGGAATTCGTGGCTATTTGCTGAATGATGCCATTAATTTTTACCACGCTGGCCAGCCCGTTCCCCTGGGCTGTCGCCGGCGAGAACGCGTTATAGACGGCGATGGCCGCGTTGTTGGCATCATTGATGGCCAGCGCCATCAGGGCGATCATTTGGCCATCTTTGCTATCGGGTTCCAGATAAGCATCGCTGCCGTAAATCTGATAAAAATAACCGGTGATTGTCGTCAGGATTGTTTGATAATCGGGCGCAGAAATGCCCGTGGCTGAGACGGTGGCCGCCAGCCCTAAAGAATCAAGATTGAGTGCCATTTATGCCCCGCTGCTGACCGTGGTTGTTCCGTAGATGGTGTCAATGGTCGCGGTAAATGAAAGGCGGCGTGTGGTGCCGTCATTGTTGGAGTCGAGGGATTGGATTGAATTCACGCCCTGTGTACCGCTTATGCGGTCACTCACAGCCAGGGTGTATACCGCCGGCTGCTGTTTTCCCAGAATTGACTGTAAATATGGGGTGCCTTCGGTAGTATCGAGAAACCATTGCCCCTGCCAGAGCTGAAACCGGGTAAAAACGGCCTGGGCCACACAGTCCGGCGAATTCACCAGAAACGTATTGTCACCCTGGCCGAATGTGTAATCACCGTTTGCGTCTTCTCGCCGGTATCGCATCAGTTCACCCCGTCTGTATTGTCATTGCCGTTCTGAACATTACCGTGAGTATGCGAATCACTGATATTTTTCCCGTTCGATGTCAGGGAGCCGACAAAATTGATAATGCCGGTGATTGTGGCGGCCGCGCCATTTACAGCACTACCAACCAGACCACCAAGAAATGTGAATAGACCATTGACGGTAACCGCTGCTGAAAATGTCGCGGTCGGCGTGGTGACGTTCAGGCCGCCTGGCGCCACAATATTCATGGCGTGAGTGGTGGGGTTGATTTCCAGATAGGCCAGACCATCATCACTGCGAAATTGCGCGGCAGTCGTGCTGATGCCGCTGATTTTCTTTGCCTGCGACTGCGGGCCGACAATGGCGATGGCATCGGATAAATCATGCTGCCTGGGGTCAACCGGCTCCTGAATACCACCAGACTGCCACCAAAAATCGATACAACGGTCAGCGAAAATCACCAGGCATTCATCGCCGGCCGCAATCGGAAAAGTCAGCGTAACGCCACCACCGCGGGGAAAAATAACCGGCACATCCACCAGCGGCGGGATGGCTACCGATTTTCCGTTAAGTTGCCCCTTGGTGCCCAACTGCACAACGCACGTTACTGCGTCAGGATTGAATGATTGGATTTCCCCCGGCATAGCTACACGGAGCTGCGATGAAATGGTTGATTGAGTGGCATCGAGAGTTTGCGAGAGGTCCCCGCTCTGGGCGGGCGTTGATACGGGCATAAAAACTCCATAAAAAAACCCGCTCAAGGCGGGTAGATTTTGTGAACAAGATTGGTGTTTGGGTAACTAATTCTTATTTTTTTTCAACCAATGACAATCAACCTTTTCCGTCAATCGTGGATGAACACCATCAGGATAATCGTATATATAGAGTCGTTGTCTATTTGGTAGTTTTTCCCATTGAACCATTAAATTCATCGTATAAGGCAGTGTAACTATCATTGCCGCTCCGTCTTTTTCTTTATTTAGGTAGGTAACTTGCTGATTGACCGGAGGGCTACCATTTACACAAACATACCCCTCTTCACACGATGAAAGAAGATAATCACCGTCACCGCAATCCATAAACGGAACATTGGCCGCCATAGCTGAAACTGAAGCAAAAAATGCACATGAACAGATAAATATAGGGATTGATATTTTCATTATTGGCCCCCTTTCAAAATTGCCTCTTGACTTAATAAGTCCGCCGATCCTCTTGCGAAACACATCAATTCCATATACCAAGCCTGACCGCGCGTATCGCCGGTATAGCTCATGCCCCGGACGATGTAAACGCCATCGGTCGCAATACTGGCCGGTTGACTGAGCGGCGGAAGTAGCTGACCGCTGCCATCTGATGCGGCGGTCCCCACGATGACGTTACCATTGCCATCCGATCCGGTAACATACCGTATTTGCTGTCCCAGTTTTGGTTCCTGCTGAATATCTGTTTTTGCCAGCTCAGTTCGATAAACCGATGCCTGGTCTAACTGGATCAGGCCGTTTAACCGGATATTCGGATTGATCAGGCATCGAACATTCACGCCGGCGCCCATCGTTTGTTGCGGCATCCCGATCAATCCGGTATTGCTGTTCAAAACGATCGCCTCTTGCACATACTTATCGTCAGGAACCATGTCAACTTTACCCCCGACAAACTGCCAGGTGGCATCACACTGCTTGCTGATGTTGTGCAGAACATCCCGTGTCATGCCATACATAGTGCGCCCGCGAGGGAATACCGTTGGCGGCATGGCGGGGGTAATTCCCGGCTGAATACCGTACGGCGCCAAATTTTGTAACGCCTGCGTGTGAATATCCTGCACTGTATGGCCGGCGGCTATCGTCTGGTTGATCGTCGCGTTATTCCAGGCGTTATTGCCGTCAACCGCCTGGATAACCACGTAAGTGTCGGTGGGGTTCTCCCGGCCAGTGAGCGTAAAACGGATTTCCCCGCTGTATATTTCACCGTAATTTTGGCCGGCAGTCTGGCCGATCTGCGACGGGTCGATCTCCGTGGGGTGATATAACTGACTGCTATCCACCACCGGGGTTAGTCCGTCATACCCGGCGATCAATTTAATTTTGGTAAATTCAGTGCTGAGGATTCGATTGCTGGTCACCTGACCGAGATTATAAATTCTGACCGTGGCGACTCGGGGCCAACTGATATTGTACCAGTCGATCGAAAACGTGACCTTAAAATCACTGAGGCTGATACCGCCCCCGTTTTTGTCCGTTAAAATCAACTCGAAATGCCTGATCCAATTCGCGCTCATTATGATTCCTGCACAAAATATAAATGGCTGTCGGTACCGAGATTGGTGCTTGTCGGGTATTCTTGGGTTTCGTCATTGCTAATTACCACCAGCGCGCCATCAATGCCCAATTGTGGGTATTGGGCCAGCAGATTGACGCCAGAGACCAGTGGCACGCCGGTCAGCAGCGGATTGCTCCCGCTGTCCATTAAATCCATTATCCAGCCGGCCGCGTCGCGCCAAATTAATTTCACCTGGCCAGTAAAATTACCCAGGGTGATATTAAATTGCTGGTTATCCGCTGTAAGGGGAATTTCTTGAATGTTCATTTTAGGGGTATTCCAATAAATGAAAGCACGTCAGCCGGCACGCCACCAAAAAAGCTGTTTGCCGATGTCAGTAGTGAATTAACAGTAACGGGCCGCGTTAGCGCTTTCGTGCCAGTGTTCTGTACGGCGGAAGTACTGACACCCTGTGTCATATTGCTTTTGTCAGCTACCGGGGCCAGTTGAGTCTGGGTAATGATGACCTCATGCAGCGTCAGCACGCACATCAATACGTTTTCGCTGGTTTTATCGGTAGTGACCTCAATGGCGCGGATCAGCATATTGCTGTAGGTTTTCTTGCCGGTTATCACGTCGAACGGCTGGCGCGACGCCTGCAAATCCAAAATTTGCTTATAGGTATCCTGCGGGCTGAGGCCCAGCGATAGCCCAATCGCTCCCGTATT